ATGTAACAAACAAGAAGTAAGTTATTGATAATAAAGAGAACACTGTGTAAGCCTGTGCTAATATACTACTTGTGCTTCTTTTCTCTGTTCTGTTGGATAATACGCCCCGCATTGTACCACCCTTTCCGGTATGCCTTCTTCCGGTCTTCATTGTGGCCGTACATCTGTGCCAGTTTCTCTTCGTCAGGTTTTTTCATGCTGCTATGTTCTTCTTCCCATTGTTCCCTCTTCGTGGTGCCTAATTCGGTGACAGTTTGCACAAAGTAGGTCACATTTATCTAGTTCCGGTGTAATCTTTTCCCACCCCCTGCCGAGAATATTTCCTATACAAAAATCCTTTTCCTCTGGGTTTTTGTGGTGGAAGTCGTAAACAGCCTGTACCAAAAAAACATTGCCACAGTCTTTGCATTTTCCACCCAGATAATCTATGGCTCGATCTTTGTTTTCTGCACAATGTTTTACCCGCTTTAAGTTACCGCATGGCTTGCATAGATTATCCCAAAGGATGGCATTTGATCTTCTCCAGTTACTTCCGAGAACTAATTGATCCCCGCACTGTCTACAGTTTGGGTAATTGCCTTCCTCTGTGATGAGCCTACTAATTGCACGCTCCTTTCTGCGCTTCTTTTCCTTTGGTGAAGCGTAGTTTTTAGCCCTGCACTTAAGGCAGGAACGTCTGCGGGAATACATTTTAATATCAGTTTTTACACCGTTTATTTTTTTGTAATTCCATTGTAGTTGAAACTTATCGATTGGCTTAGTTTCACCACATTTATTACAAGTCCTCATTGAGGTTCTCCCTGAAGTGGTGGTGGATTGGTCGAGCAGTAGTGAACCTCCGCCCACTCTAGATTGTAATCAAAATCTCCAGACGACCAACCCGTCTAGTCAGTATAGCCATCCAGAGGAAGGTGTCAACATCCATGCTATAATTAAGTTAATAATAATATAATAAAGGTGTAACTATGAAGATAACCAGAGAGAGGATTAACGGTTTTGTGCGGATGGCGAAAAACGTACAACGCCGCGCCATCATTGAGAGGAAAAAGACCGGCTCATTCGATAAGGAGTATTCCCTTAACCGGACTCTAAACATAATAGACCGTGTGAATAAGTTGGCTGTGGCTGCGTCTGTGAAGCGGGAAGCTAAAGCCCAGTGTTGGAAGGTGTATCTCGACATACAGGCCATGTCGTGGGATGAGTCTGTGCGAGATGAACGCACAGTTCCCTTCCGTGAGGTTTTGCTGTATATTGAAGACATTTGGAAAATCCCGAAGCGATCTGGATTAACGTCGGCTGATGTGCATTCCGGTGGTCTTGGATTCAAGTCTGTAAACTGGAACAACGTGTGGACAGACAAGAAAGGATCAATTTGGGGCGATCAATACTACAACCCCACAGGAGGTAAACGAAATGAACGCGGCCAACTTCTCGATCTTGAAGACTCCGACTACTGGGTCTTCCGAGATGCTCGCAGGAAAAGCAGAGGAGATAATTGAATATGTCCTCAATGAACTGAGCGCATTAACACGCTTAATCAACACCACACCCCAAAATTATTCAGGCTTCCAAGATGTCGCATCGGCCATAAGGACTTGCATAGAAGAACTGGAAGACGGGGAAGAGATCATCAGGGGTGTAGGTGATGTTCTAGAACGGAGGGATCGCATCGATGGCTAATGTACTTCCAGACTGGGCATTGAAAAGCCCACCCGCCGGGAGTGACGTAGGTGGGCATCCTCTAACCCCATCCATACTTGCTCCGTACCTAAGAATCGAGAGCGAGCATTCTATACGTGCTGCCAATGAGTTTACGGAACAGGTATTAAACCATTACTTGGGCGAAGACAAAACTGGTTACAAGTTACCGTGGCCTGTATTCGATGACAAGTTTCGCATACGATCAGGTGAATGTACTATCTTAGCCGGAATAAATTCATCAGGTAAAAGTTTAGTGTTAGGGCAAATTGCGATGCACTGCATGGTTCAGGGTGCGCGCGTCTTGTCTGTATCTCTTGAGATGAGTCCACGCAGCCAGTTAGTTCGGATGTGGCGGCAAGCAAGTACAGAGTTAAGGCCCAACATAGAATTCGGAATGGGGTTTAACGCATGGTGCCGGAACAAACTGTTCTTCTTTGATAAGGAAGGCACAATGGACATGAATACACTGGAAGCAGGTATTCGATATTCCATCCATAATTTTGACACCGACATCATTCTTGTTGACTCCCTTATGACTATCTCTGGCATACGCCACGATGACTACACTGCACAGACTGAGGTGGTCTGTCGATTGGCTGATCTTGCGCGCGATTTAGAATGTCATATCATTCTTGTTGCTCATGCGCGGAAGTCTTTTTCAATCAGGGATAAGATCGACAGGTTCTCCGTAAGAGGAGCGGGACAATTGACAGATCGTTTTGACAACGTACTGTTACTTCAACGGTACTACTCTGAAGACAACGATGATCCGGATGTCTCATTCTCCATCTCTAAAGCGCGGCATTGGGATATGGCAGAGTCAGAGATAGACCTGTGGATGGATATGGCTTCCATGAATCTTCTAATGGCAAACCAGACCCCTACCAAAATTGACTTGGATGATGACGAACTCGACGGATGAAATCATCGTAGAGTTGTTGGCCAATGAGAAGACTATGGAAGAGATACGTACGGAGTTTGAAATCTCCCGCGCTTATTTGTACGCTATCAACTCTGGCAGGAAATGTCGCATGGAAGGATTCAAGTACCCTGTTAGGGAATTAGAGGGGCTTCTTAATCCTAACTCAGCGAATCAGAAGCAAAAGGCCAGAGCGATTAGAGATAACATGGAACCGGAAGAAACTTACACTTTGCACTTGCCCAATGAGTAACTGGAAAGCCTTCGAGAGAAGGGTAGCCAAGAAGACTGGTGGCCGGAGGGTGGCTGTCGCTGACAGGGAGACTCCGCTCGATGTCGCCCATCCGTATCTTGGCATCGAATGTAAGTACCGAAAAGATTTCCCTGCCCTGATCAAGAGCGGGTATAATCAAGCGTTGCGGGGATCAAAAGAATCTGACTTGATTCCCACGCTTGTGTTAGGGGAGTTCAGGAATCCCCTGATATTGGGTGTCGTCAATATAGACGACTTGGTTAAACTGCTGTCGCATTTACATGAGGTGAGTAATGAATCACATATGGGAATTGCAGAACAGACTGCTTGATGAGTTCTTCTCCCCGGTAAAGCATTCCCAAATGGTATTACCGGACAGGTCTGCCACCAAAGATAGCCCGACGAAGATTACGCGCCGGGAAGTGGTGACCAAAGAGTACAGTGCGTGGTATGATCCTGATGGTTCGTACCATGAGGTACTGATAGAAGATAACGGGGATTTACCCACCCGCCCCGAAATCACTGACTAACTTCCTGTGGTGGGAATGGTTGTGTGGCCCCGTGCAACCGTATTGATCAACAATCAACGGGGCACTACTACAGGAGAATTATTATGTACCGTAAGAAGAATGCTGCGGAGAAAGCGAAGGACGCGAAGAACGCTGAAGCTGCTGTCCGAGAAGAACATAAGATTGTAGACAAACTTATCTCAGAGGCCCAAGATTACGGGCCAGCAGGTTACGCCCGGATTGGTGCTTTAGAATTTGTAAAACTGGAAGACGCCCACAGTGCTACCTGTATGTCTTTCCGACAAGCTGAAGAAACCCATGTCGGCGATGGTGTGGGGATAAGGGACAATTGGGCACACACAACCCATTCTAACGCCTACGAAGACTGATGAACGACTACCAATCCTTTATCCACAAATCCCGTTATGCTCGTTACATTGACGACGAGAAGCGCAGGGAAACTTGGGAAGAAACTGTACATCGCTATGTAGATTTCTTCCAAGATAGGTGTGACCTGCCAAAGGATGTCTCGCTAGAACTTTTCAACTCCATTGTGAGTATGGATGTGATGCCATCGATGAGAAGTTTGATGACATCGGGGAAGGCTCTTTCACGGGATCATTGCGCGGGATACAACTGTTCATACATGGCTGTCGATCATGTAAGAACCTTTGACGAGAATCTGTATGTCTTGTTGTGTGGAACAGGGGTTGGGTTTTCTGTTGAACGGCAGTACATCGCCAAGCTTCCCGAAGTGGCTGACGCCTTCTATGACACTGACACAACCATCGTGGTGCGTGACAGTAAGATTGGATGGGCGTCTGCCCTGCGGGAACTGGTGAGTCTTCTCTATCAGGGGCTTATGCCCAAAGTAGACTACAGCCGTATTCGTCAGGCGGGAGCCAGACTGAAGGTATTTGGTGGGCGCGCCTCTGGCCCTGAACCTCTTAAACGATTATTTGATCACTACATTAGAATATTCAGAAGTGCTTCCGGGCGCAAGCTAACCAGTCTGGAATGCCATGACCTGCTCTGTTTCAACGGGGAGGCTGTGGTGGTTGGTGGTGTTCGGCGCGCGGCTGAGTTGAGCCTGAGTAACCTTACAGACGAAAGGATGCAGAGGGCCAAGATGGGCCAGTGGTGGATAGAGGATGGGCAGAGGGCACTGGCTAATAACTCTGTCTGTTACACAGAGAAGCCTGACATTGGGATTTTCATGCGCGAGTGGATAGCCCTGTACGAATCCAAGAGCGGGGAGCGGGGTATCTTCAATCGCACTGCCGCACAGACGATGGCACCAGAACGTAGGGATAGTAGCTATGAGTTTGGCTGTAATCCCTGCAGTGAGGTGGTGCTTCGTCCGGCAGGTTTATGCAACCTTTCCGAAATAATTCTACGTCCTACGGATACAGTGGATGATGTATCGCGTAAGGTGGCTACTGCCACTATTCTTGGAACGATCCAATCCACTCTAACGGATTTCAGGTATGTTAGGCCCATATGGAAAAAGAACGCAGAGGAAGAAAGATTATTGGGGGTAAGTTTTACTGGGGTTTATGACTGCCCCACTGTCCTTAACGCAACACCAGAACAACTTAATGCGTGGAAAGGATGGGCGATTCAAACTAACATTGAATGGGCTAAGAAGTTAGGGATACCGGAATCAGTAGCAATCACTTGCATTAAACCATCCGGCACAGTTTCCCAACTCACAGGGGTTGCCGGAAGCGGGTTGCATCCTTCTTATTCAAAATATTATTTACGCAGGGTAAGGCAGGATAAAAAAGACCCTCTCAATGCGGCACTGATCTCTGCTCAAATCCCATGTGTAACTGACCCCTACAACACAGAGGCTTTAGTTTTTGCCTTCCCCGTGAAGGCTCCTTCTGAATCAGTTGTAAGGGAGAAGGTAGACGCTATCTCCCATCTGGAAACGTGGAAGAAGTTTGCCGTACATTGGTGCGAACATAAGCCAAGCATTACAGTCTATGTTGAAGAATCAGAATGGATGAAGGTAGGGGCGTGGTGTTACGATAATTTTGATATATTGAGCGGGGTGAGTTTCCTCCCAAAAGCAGATGACGCCCATATCTACCAAG